TAATGAGTTCGCTCAAAGAGGTACTTGCCCCATGTACGATATCGACCGATTCACTCGTGCTGTCCTTTCTGATTACTTCTGCATCGGACTTGACAGTTTTATGAGAGCTGCCACATGATAACAATAGGAACAGACACATGAAAGGAGCCAGCAATATATGCCGGCTTACCCAGTTCATAACCTTAGCCAACATAGGCAATGTCATTTATACGGTTCATCCAGCCTCTCTTGAATTTATTGTTAGCCGGACGTTTCCTGCATATATCCTCAATGAAGTCGAACCGTGCAATCTTAATCATGTCGAACAACTCACGCGGGTTCCTGGCATTCACCGCAGCAAGTGTCTTAGGACCTACTATTCCATCCACAGTAACACCAAGCAAACGTTGAGGAATCTTTATTCCGTGTGCACCGGATGCCCACACCCAATCGACAAGGATATTAGCAACTGATTGCGATTTAATATCGTCAGCTTTCCATCTGTCCCAATAATGCGGCTTGAGCACCCGGTTAACGACATCCTCACGGGTAAGCAAACGCAGGTCATCCACGTCTATATCACCGTCACCGTCCTTGTCATAGCCGCATGATTTCCACGTGCCGATAGTCACACCCATATTCGTAGCCCCTCCCAAATCGTCAGGGTCATTTACAAAACCGCCTTCCCACTTTAGGATAAACGGCGCTAATTTATACACATTCGCCATTCTTATTTTCCTCCTTGATTTTTGGTTTTACATAAAAATACAATATATTTGCAAACGCCTTTGTTTAAACTTTAAGTTGTGTAGTATTAAGGGAAAGGGAGCCGTTGTGAAACACCTTCCTTTTTCATAATTTGACCTCCCTGAACTCCGGAAGGATGTACTGGATATTCACCGCCGCCTCATGCAATACTTTGTGAAGTTCGTCCTCACCCATCCCGGTATCATCAGTAAACTCACAAAAGATATTGCCAACCCAATCCTGGGAGGAATTGAGCCTCTTGATGGCAACACTGCGGCATCCGTTCGTCGAGAGTAATGATTTGACAACCCTATCCTTGACCTGGCTGTCAATATCCGAATAGAACATGAAAAGATTCTCCGCAAGGCTTTTCGCAAATACCGCCACCTCACTCATGGGAAGCGACTGGATATTCTCACGCATACCGGCAATGCCCTTACGCTTCACCTCGAACTGTATACTAAGGAACGCCACATGTCCCAAAGGATGAGGTTGGACGATATACACCCGGTCCGCTTTCGTTTCATAAAGAACCCTCCAAAGCTCACCGAACACCCTGGCCGAGTTCTCACTCCTACGGTAACTTTTCCTTTCCTCTTCTTTCTTGAAGTACTCCACTTTTAAATCCGTCATCTTGTTCTTAGTGTACTGGTTGTAGGCGAAATAGGCAGCCGCCAAAGATCCGAGGGCGCTGACCATGTTTGCAATGTCTATTTCCATTTGTTTTTTTTAATATTAAAGGTTATATTTGCAACGTTTCATAAACAAATTTTATATAGCAGATTGTAATACGTCTTGCCTGCGACTGGTCGGACGTATTTTTCTTGTATCCTGCATATCTCGATAAAAATGAGTATCTTTGTTTCTCATAAACAATTTTTTAATTCGACTGTGTCCTGGTTTGTTCGTGAGAGCAAACCGGATGCGAAGCTTTATAAATCTGCGCAGGGAGTAAACTTCATACCGCAACATCATACTTCTCTCTAATTCCCTGCAAAAATTCCGTTCTACCGTGAGGTAGGACGGTTTTTTATATGAATGCCCCGTGTACGAAAAAAGCAAGGCATCATCAAATACACCAACATTCTACAATCACTGCCCCCAACCATTTATTTCATCCTTGTTTATATAAACATTAAAAACTATATTTGTACCGTTTTTTGAAAACTTATCTAATTTATAAAGTCCAATTACACCCTGCTTGTGACGAGTAGGGTGTAATATTTAGTAACCAACCATACAAACGTCCGACATTGTACAAATGTACATCAGACGAAATCAAACAAGTTGTTGAATTACAATTTTCCACTGACATCCCGTGACAGCAAAAGTAATTGCTTCCACAACCTTGAAAAAGGACATAAAAAAAGAGCTCGATGACAACATAAGTCGCCACTAAGCTCTTGGTATTTATATACATTTCTACAAGCAAATATAGGAATTTATATTTGAAATCCGATTACTTATTGCATCCTTTTTAAATGGTCATCCAATGTTTTAGGATTGCATTTCAATTTTCTACAAATGGCAGCTTTAGAATATCCGTATTCAAGCATCGTTTTAATCAATCCTTCTTTGCCCGTCAGCTTGTAATGCGAGTTATGCCCACCCTTATGCCGCCCTAATTTCTGTCCTTCGGCAACACGTCTGGCAAGGCCTTCTTTGGTCCGTTGCGAAATCAAATCACGTTCAATCTGAGCTGACAGACCAAAAGCGAAGGCAAGTATCTGAGACTGTATATTGTTACCCAACTCATACTTCTCCTTTACAGTCAGAACAGTGATTTTTTTTTGCATGAGAGTGTTTAGAATGCTCATCACTTCCATCAGACGACGCCCAAGACGACTAATTTCAGAGCAAATAAGGGTATCACCCTTTTTAAGTTTTTTCAGCAAAGCGCCAAGCTTCCGTTCTTTTGCAGACTTGGTACCGGATATGGTTTCCGACACCCATCTGTCTATTTGCAGCTCTCTTACCTTACAAAACTTCTCTATCTCGAAACGCTGGTTTTCTACTGTTTGCTTATCTGTCGAAACACGAATGTATGCGTAAATCATTTTTGTCGTGAAGATAACTTTAATCATTAGCCTTACCAAAACAGAATTCAATCGCCCCTTAAATGTACAGAAGTATGGCAGAGAAGCAGGATATTAGAGAAAATGCAATGGCTGGTGGCACTCCGGCACGATTACGTGGACTGGCGGCAAACGGCAACAGTATATCACCGACAATTCAAGAGGTGGCAGAAACTTTCGGTAAAGGATATGCTGCAGATTTGAATAACGAAACAGATTATGGAATTTCTGGCATGTTTAACGCTGATACTATTAATCATCCACCCATTTCATCAGATACTATTTTTGGCATATACTCAAATCATAGAGCAAAATATATAACAGAAGGAGTGTTTTTGTATCAAATAGCTGTCCCAGAAAATATGATAGGAATGTATGTAAGACGATGCTGGAATGGGAATTGGAGCGAATGGAAGTCAGTAACTCTTACTTAAAACTGTGGAATTATTCCACAATACCGTGGAGCACTCCACAATATTCCACAGTATTGTTAAAAGAGGATTTTGCCTTATATTAATGAAAATGAATGCAATATTGTTGCGCAATCATTCTGGTATCAATTTTGTACTATGGTTTATGTCTTAAAAGTTATCAGTAACTTGTAGTTGTTATGGTTAGACAATAGGTATTAGTTGCATTAAGGTTTAAAGACATTTTGTTCATATTGATTTTCATTCGGAAACTCTCTTTGTTTGGCATTGCATCCCGGTCTGTGAAGTATCGGGATGTTTTTACTTAGATGGTTGCTGTTTCCGACTAAATACTGTAACTTTGTATAGTTAGCCGATATACTACTTAACTAATACTATTTTATTCTTTGGAATAATGAAAGTATTCTCGGTCTGTGAAGATCGGATGCTTTTGGTGGGTAATGCCGCCAATTATTCCAGTTAAGTGTTTAGGTTTTATGCAGTCTACCCCATGAATGGACTGCATTGACAAGAAGTATTCTGCCCGTTCTGACCGAGATGGCCGGAACGGGCATAACCAGAATGAAAATCCACATGGCTTGCAGAACCACTATCATAAGGTACCAATCCTTTTTAAAACTATGTATGTTTCAGTGCTTCTGTTGTTTTTGATAAAAAAGCTACCATTTGTCGTTTTTCGACCGAAAGCAACACCTTTAGTCCCATCTGTATAATCACAGTAAAAATTTGAACCTGCATCTGACACAAAACCTTTTGAATAGGAACCAAAAGCAAATATAGCAGTTGCTGCATTGTTGGGGGATGCAAGCAAATACATACCGTACCCCAAGTCGCCAAGGTCTTTTTCCTCTTTTGCCGCCAATGTAAAGCTATAGGTATATATTCCCATCGCATTCATTACCTCTTCCAATGTCGGTGATATGCTATTACCATTTGCATCCAGCCCACGCAGCCGTGCTGGCGTTCCACCAGCCATCGCATTCTCTCTAATATCATCTGCCATAATATTCACACATTTAAGGGGCAAAGAACACGGCAACATAAAGGTTATGCAATTTCCAAAGCTTTATTCAGTAAAAGATATAGATTTCCAAGATGTCCAAAGACTGTCTCTATAATTATATACTCTAAATTTTATAGAATCTCCAGTATATGATACTTTGAGTTGAAAATAATATCCCACTACTTCTATTGATAAGAACATGCCATTAATGCCTGAGCCGTCACTTGTTCCGAAGGAATACCCGAAACATATTCCAACGTTTTTCAAATCATTATCGCCTACACTACCTACACTTTTTATAGTCTTCGATAGTAATGTGGACAATGCTATTAATACACTTGTTTTACCACTTAATCCTCGTACATAATCTACGCTATTGGCTACAGTCATCTCATTTTCCTTAACATCTTGTTCTGCCATAACTATTGCATATTTAATGGGCAAAGGATATGACGGAAAAATATAAGGTAAGAAAACCTCTTCCTATTTGGTAAACTAAATAGATTTATTCTATAAATGTAAAG